CCTGCCTAAAGCGCAGCAGAGCCTGTGTGGTCGAGTCCACCAAGTCATCGTTTGTCCCTGACGGGAAGTCGTTGCACTCCTCAATAACCTCCTTGGCCCACCTGCGGTCAGGTGCCCAGACGATCCCTGAGGAAAATAAATCAGAAACAGCGTTGACCCTCGTGATCTTATCCTGTCCCTTGCTCGGAGTAAATTCCGACACAGGTATGCCCATGCGCCTGAACTCTTGGTACAGCGCCGCGCCGTTAGACTTTTTTTCCACAACGAACGCATCAGGCTCCCACTCCTTATACTCCTCAAGCACCATCCGTTTAAGCTCAGGAAACTCCATCCGCCTCTTTATGGCGTTGAGCAAGATGATGTTGAAGTTACTCGTCTCTTCGTTGAAAAACACACCCCACGTAGTCAGGGCGTTGTAGTCAGCACGGTTGTTATTCTCCTGCGCAGCGTCCAGAGACATAATCGTGAACTCGCACTGAGGCGGTCTATCCTTGTCCCATATCTGCCACCACTCCCGCTTGATCAGCGCCCCCTCTTCCGAGACAGGGTCTTGCATGTACTGCGCCTGCCAATACCGGGGGTCCATACCCGCCTTCTTGGAGAGCAATTCATCGAGCGACCAAAAGTCACCCCAGAGTGGTTTATCGTTCAATATGGCAGGGAACTCCACGACCTCCCACGGATCGACGTCCTCCTCACGCTCCATCTGCGCAACGATCTGCCCCGTCAAATCAAGCCTTGACCACCGCGTCATCACAATAATGATCGCGCCACCGGGCATCAGGCGCTGTAGCGGACCCGACTGAAACCACTCCCAAGCTGGGAGAAATACGTCCGGACGGCCTGTTTTGGCCTCCTGCTCAGAGTGTGGATCGTCAATAATGAACAGGTCTGCGCCTCGTCCTGCCAGCGCACCGCCCACACCGATAGCGAAATACTCGCCGTTGAAGTTTGTCCCCCAGCGCGAGGCTGATTTACTGTCTGCCTGAAGCTCAACTTGCGGGAAAATGTTCTTGTACGAGTCAGAACTGACCAGATTTCGCACCCTACGACCAAAATTGACCGCCAAATCAGCAGTGTGCGAGGCCATGATCACCTTTTTATGGGGAAATTTGCCCAAAAACCACGCCGGAGCGAGGTAAGAGATCAATTCTGACTTGCCGTGACGCGGTGCGATGTTCACAATCACCCGTTTTTTGCGTCCAGCAGCGATTTCTTCAAAAATTCGGGCCAGTCTGCGGTGATGTGGGCCTACTTTGTAGCCCGGATACACATGATCTGCAAAATCAAGCAGTGAATCCTTGCCTACGACCTGAATTTTCTCGGCTTCCCATGTCTTGAGAAGCTCCAAAGTGCGGCGTTTGCCCTCTTCCGACATGGTCGGAAGCAGTTTTTTGATCTCGATGACCTTTTCAGGCGTCAGTGACATCGTCATTGATCACCCGTGCAGTCACATCTATCGTCCGCTTCTCTGCTTTCTCAAGCAAAAGCAGCAATTCCTTCTCGACTTCTTCAATAGATTGCTTGTGCGTGACTTCAGTGCGCTTTTTAAACGCATCAACCCCATCAATTTCACCGAGTGAACGCAGGGCTTGCAGCCTGTATTTGGCTTCTGGGTGACGAGTTTCCTCTACCAGCTTGTTTACGACGTACGTCTTGATCTGAGCGAGGTCTTTGACGATGTATGTGTCGTGCTGGGCTACAAGACCGGCCAGATATGCAATGGTCTCATTCTCGTAAGTAGCAAGCTGGGGGGAGATATTTTTGTTGCCAAGCATGTCGTTGGCAAGTTCTATTGCATCGCCGCGATGCTGCGGCGTTGGCTCGATGGGTTTGCCAGTTAAATCGGAAATCATCTTGACGGTGCGCGCTCGCATCTCAAGTTCTTCCCGGCCCGAAAGCTCTGGCAACGCCTCCCGCGCTGATTCAGGCAGGGGGATACCGGATTCGATGTCTGGAACAAAGTCGTCCATAGAGGAAATAAGGCACTCCATGAGAATGGCGCGAATGTAACAGAAAAATTTTAAATATGCAAAAGCGATCTAGGGGAGGTTGGGACTCCTATGGGGGTGGGTTGGGAAAGTCGGGGTTGTTCAATACTGGATGGAAAAACAGTAGGGGGGAGGGGGGAAAAATAAATGTGGTCTGGAATTGGGGAAATTGTGTGGTGATTTGTGCGGATTAAGATGTAGAGGGTGCGCGGGGGGACCCATCTGGCGCGTCGGGGGGAATTCTGCTATAATTCAATTACCGGATCAATTCTGATACGGTAGCCCGAAAGGGTTTATTCAATCTTCCACAATAGGGGAAACGAAATGAAAACCACTACAGAGATTCTGAATGCCGGTCTCGAAGAAGCAAAGCGCCGCGTTGAGCGAGCACGCACCGATGTGCATAATCTCAAAGCCAAGCGCCGCACACTAGGACGGATCGTCAATATGGTCACCAAGGGATTGGGCGAGCGAGATAGCATCTCGGTTGACGCGTCGGGTGATATTTACATCAGTATGCGAGACTTGTCCGGGTTCAAAAGCGCTGAGCTTGAGATAGTGCTCAATACTTTAGAGAATCTCGGGGAGTGCAAGAGCACTAGAGATTGGGCGCAGTTTTATAACAGGGATTTCCATTACATCGTAAATGGTGTGGATGTGTTTCTCGCCGCGTATGTGAAAACGGACAGCGAGACCTGTAAACGGATCGTGGTCGGCACCGAGATGGTAGAGACCGTGAAGTATCAAATAGTGTGTGATTGATGATTGACCCCAGCGCCGCAGGGCGCTGGGGTTTTTTTGCGCCCGGAGTTTTTGATACCAGTTATTTGTTGTCGCGCGCGTGCGGCGGCGCGGGGGCCAAGCGCGGTAGTTAGCGTGTCAGGGTTGGCTAATTCTGCTATAATTCACTTACCGGATGACATGGTGTTATTCGGTGTTTTTAACTAACTGGAGATTGAAATGAAAGTTAAGACAGAAAAACCCCTTTCCGCAATTGATACCCTGCTAGGCGAACCGACTAGCCTAAAAGATGCGGGTTATCGGATAGCCAAGATCGGCGAGGGTACGCGTAATGTGGCCATGTACATGGTGAACAATTACCCGGATTTTGCGGCCGATCCGAAGGTCAATAACCACAAGGAAATCAGGAAAGACCTAGGGGAAGGTTACAAAATGCTCATGCACGAGCGCAAGGGTCAGAGTTACTACATTGTGTCCAAGGATACCGGGGCATGGCTAAAGATTGCCAATACCCTTGAACCCGATTGGCAGGATAAGGTAGCTAAGGCCAAGGAAGACAAGCGCGAGATTCACATTGTGAATATCCATGTTGCGACTGGATTGTCTCAGCAGGAATTCGGACGGCTCAAGTCTGAAGACCCGGCACAATATGAGGCGATCAAGGATTGGCGCAATCAATGGAGGGGTTATGAGCACAATCGTAACTCTGACCTTGAGACCGCAGTCCGGAAATACTTTAAGGAACAATCCGGAGAAAAGACCACCCGCGTGACAATGAATTTTGTCGATTCAGCAAACAAGGTGTTCGACGCATGGGAAAAGTCGGTCAAAGTGAAACAAGACCGGGGCGATGAGACCGCCGATCCGGTACGGTTCAGAATGGCTAGGGAAGCGTTCTGGAAGACCTACACTAAGTAAACGCTAGACCATGACCCCGGGGCCGCGAGGCTCCGGGGTTTTTTTGTGCCCGGCTTCTTTGAAGCCAGTTATCCAGGCGCGTGTGAGCATCGACCCTAGCGGGTCCTGATACCAGTTATTTGTTGTCGCGCGTGTGCGCGGAGGCGCGAGGTTTAATTAGTGCGTCAGGGTAGGATGACGCGATTCCAACGATTCCAAAACTTCGTTCCAAGTTCCAAACAAGGCATAGCCAAACTGGAACCAAACGGAGAAATTGGAATCGGAAAGCGCCAAGTTCTATTTGGTTTTTGCTTAAAGTAACTGCGGTTCCAATTCGTTCCAGCCCGAAATAAACGAAAGTACTACAAAAATTCCAAGTTTGTATAGTTTTGTTCCAAGTGGAATTTTTTCTGGAATCGTCGTTTTCCTGAATTAAATCAAGCACTTAGCCTGTGGATAACCTGTGGATATTCCAAAATTCCAGATTTTCAAAAGGACAAAGGGTTTTGCGAGCACATCTTTGAGAAGGCGAGGCAAGGCCACAAGATGCAAAACCCACCACCCCCAAACTCCCCACATAGCACCTCAGCCAGCTTTGTCCTTTTTTTCGCTTGGAATTTTGGAATTTTGGAATTGCATACCACTACAGTAGTAGTAGTACTACTATATTTAGACTATATATAGTCTATTTATATCCTTTTCTTAATACTCCTCATTCCAGTTTTCCGTTCCAGTTCCAACCCAAACTTGACACTTCAAAATCACCCCACCCTGACGCTCTATTTAAAAAAGTTATCCACCGATGTGACTAATTCCTCCAGATAAGTTATAATAGAAACAAGTCAGGAAACATCCTCCCGTCCTGACTAATTTGTGCATCAGGGGAGGCTGACTTGGAGGAAACTATGAAAGTCCAATTCGTTCTCGATCCGCAGTTCCGGCGCAAGCTCGCACTTGCCAAGCGCATTACAACCGGGAAGGCACCAAATGCAGACATGGGCTGCATCAATACGCAGGCAACCGATCAGGTTCTGCAACATCTGGAGCAGGACTTGTACGATGCAAATTACTATGGATCAAACAACATTGATCCTGACTTCGACATCGACTCCTCTGCCGAGTTCGATGACAGCACCGAGTTAGATAACCCTGACGCACAGTTTAGTGCGCTGACCATAGTCCGGCCCGGGCGTGATACGCGCCGCTGGCTCAAAGGCTACAACATCTTGTAAGGAGAAATTAGATGAAAGTCAAAACAAGCGAGTTGTGCGACACGCCTCTTGAGTGGGCGGTGGCGAAGGATTTGAAACTGGAGATAGACGACACCGAGAAAGGCATCCTCTTTTACGAGGGTGAACCGTTCCTGCCAGACACCTATTGGCATCAGGGT